TTGCGTTTAACAAGGCAGTTCCCTCTGCGCTATTTGTCTGTTTTTAAGTCTTGTCTGACTTTTGCGTTTTTGAGACTTCACTGTCTTGAAGAACAGCCAAATGGCTGATTATTCACGAACGAGGGTTATGGTGCATCGGCAGTTGATATTGTTCTCCGGGAGCGTAAACAAACCGGGCGCACGGGCATGATCGCCATCATAGGTGTAGAAATCACGGTCAAGAGGTACGGTCATGCTTTGGAGATATTCGTGCGTGGATCTAACGCGCTCGTCTTCCATCGTTATCCATTGCTTCATCACACCAGGCACACCACTCGCCTTGCCGCCGTCCACAACCCCGGCGTTATATACGCGGGTCGCATCCGTTTCCGCTACACGCTGAAAGTCCTCAACGGTGCTGTCCTCTGCATCGAGGTATTCACTGATGCGCTGTTTATAGGTCTTGTCGGCAATCGGCTCGTTGATGGTCTGCTCCATCACATCGCGGTCAATCAAATCTGCGGGGTCGCGGTCAAGCAGCCCCAAATCGTCCATAGCCTGGACATTGCCGTAGGTGTATGCTTCAAACAGAAGATATTCGATGTACTCCTCAATGTCATCGCGCAGACGCTCTTTTTCGCTCTGCGTCAGCGGCTCGGTCTTGTATTCCGTTACCATCTGCCGAAATGTATTCAGTTCGTCAAACGGCATCAGATTCATGACAAACTCCTCAAATATGAAAAAATGGACTACCGACAGTTATCCTGTCAGTAGCCCATACCTTTGGCTCATCTGCCGCACATACCATCAGCGGCAGGATGCGTTATTTACTTCTCTTTGCGCGGGGTAACAAGTGTGCGCTTAATCTGCACCACGGTCAAACCGCTTTTTTCACGCTTAACTTCCGCAATGCCCTCCGCATCGAGAATGGCGTTGATGGCATTGATGATTTCCGGGTGCTTACGGATGTCGTTCATACCGCACCGCCTATCTGATCTTCGCCGTTAAAGGCATCGGTTTCAACGATTTCGGCCTCTCCCTGTCCGTCCGTCTGCTGCTCCTGTTTGTCCACGGTTTCCGGGTCACCCCAAATCATCCGCAGATACTTTTCAGACATCTTCATGTCAGAAACAGGGTCATTGGAAACGCCGGACTTCTTAGCCGCCAGTTCCGGCGCAAGGCCAGCAGACAGGAGCGTCTGGAAAGCCTGTGCCTTGGACTGAATGTTCGATGTATCCTCGCGGCTCATGTTCAGTTCAAAGTCATTAAGGGAAATATCCATGATACCCTTGCGCCGCAGAATGTCCACAATGATGCGCTCAAACTGGCGATTGGACTTCTTGAACTGGTCTTCGGTGTTCCTGGCGGCACTCGCGGCTTGATACCATCCGCTCGTTACCATTGCGGCAGCACCCGTGCTGTCATAAGACCGTCCCTGTCGGTCTACAAACGGGATGGCGCAGATGCGTTGAATCTGTGAGTAGATGTAGTCAGTGAGGGTCTGCGTCTGCTGCTGGTCAAGCTGTTCAGACAGAATCTTGAAATCGGCTTTATTTTCGCCTACGGACTTGAGGACAATCATTCCGGCCTTGCGGATGTCGTTAGCGGTGGTGTCCTCGTCAAACTGGCAGTTTACGGCGATCGCAAGGGACTGGATGAATTGCTCCACGCCGTCCACGCGGTTGCTCAAAATCGAGGACAGGGCATCGAGCATTGGCAGAGCCAACTCAAAGGCCGAAGTGTTGATGTCGTTGTAGCGGTACTCAATGATGGGAATGTACCCAAGCACATTAGGCTCCACGCTGTCCACATTCGCCGCGGTAGCAATGAAATCGCCATTTGTCTGCGTGGACATCATCTTGCCAACCGCCGTGCCGGACAGATGGTAAACAAGGTCGCGTGTGTAGACATCAAACCGGGCTTTCTCGTCAGCAACAACGAAGTTTACTCCCATAACAGGCTCGTTTCCAGGGCGCAGGGAGTAGACCACAAACGCGGAGCGCGGGTCAAGAGAGTAGGCAAGGAAAGGCACATCCGGGTCATCATTTGGCTCTACATAGAGCGCACCCTTGCCAACCGTGTGAAACCAGTTGACAACATCATTGTCAGCGGTCTGCTTGCCAGAGCGATATAGGTACTCGTTCAGCTTGGCAACCTTGCTCTGCGCTCCCTTGCGCCGGGAAACAAAGAAAGCCGGATTTTGCAGGAAGAAACCATTCTTGAATGTGACGATTTCGTCAGCGTGGTTTTCCTGGATGATATTAAGAATCTCCGGGCGCACTTCCTTGTGCCGCGAGAGGATGGGCTGCACATTGCGGCGGTACCAGTACAGATAATTCTCTTGCAGAAGATTCTGCACATGGTACACAAGTGCGCTATTTAGCTCACCGATGATGTTATCCGGGGTGATCTCGTCAAAACTGGCGTAGATGTCGAGCCGCCCAAACATATTATTCGTAATGACAGGCGATTTCACGGTCTGTTCGTCCACTTGCTCACCCCTATAAACACAAGATGTAGTAGTTCACTACTCTATATACCACAAAATATGCTATGTGTCAAGGTTTTGCACTTTACACATCATCTGCAAATTTCCAAATGAACCCCTTGCAAGTTTTCATTTTTCCAAGGCAACACAAACTTATAGCCTGTCTTGTTGCAATTCCGTCCCGCTGAATATCTGCCATACAACCCCATATTTTTATTACTTCACCATCCAAAGAGATTTGAACCACCCGTTTTTTTAAATGTTCACACTGATTTTCAATTATTGATTTTTGAAGTGCTGTTAATACTTTCTGCCTATACCATGGATCTGACATTCTTTTTTTCATTCTTTCCGCAGCAGCAGACCTCTTCTTTTCGTCATTAGCCCAAATCGCTTTATTTTTCTCGCCAATTCGCTTTCTACTTTCCTGCGGCAATTCTCCCCTTGCGTCACCACCGGGCAAGATGTTATATCCAAAACGCTTATCATTGCTCCCATATTTGTATATAAGCAAACGCTCTATGCGTTCTGCATCTTCCTTTGTTTCAGCAACCCTAACAACATCGTGTTTGATGTTCTCCCACCCATACTTTTTTATTGCCCTGTTTACAGCCCAACAATTAGTATAATTGTTCCCGTTTCCCCACCTTATTCTCACATCTCTCATTGTAATACCAACATAAGTCTTTCCGTTTGGAAATGTATGAACGTAAATAGAGTACATGTTAACCACCTTAAAACGGTCTGCGAACGATAGAAACCTTGTTAGCATTGAACGAACCAACGAAGTCTACAAGCATGGAGAGCGCGTCCGGGACATCATCGTTTTTGTTCCGACCGGCAGAGGAATACGATGTGAGCATCTTCATCGCGTTCATATACTCCTTATCCTCTTTGTAAAGGGATTCGTCCTTAAAGAGAAAGCGAGAACGCGCCGCTCCGCTACTAACCTCTATGCGCGTGGCCTTGTTGCTCTGCGTCCACTTCGTGGTAATGTTCGTGATGCCGCCCAATTCGCGCACCCGCTTCTCTACATTCTGGGCAAACAGCGTACCACCACGGTTGCTCTCGATCCTGCACTTCTGTACGCCGCGCTCAACAAGGGCTTGCGCTATTCTCTCCTCGACTACTTCTACTTTGCCGTTATCGCAGATGAATTTGTCGATGTAGTAATCAGTACCGTACTGGTATGCAATCGGCATTACACAGTAGTCAAGACCCTGTTCCTTTGTGTCGCAGACGGCAAGGATAGCATCTGGATCCTGCTCCGGCAGTTTGAAAAATCTACGCAGTTCATCGGCATGGTACAGGATTCCAGATCGCTCTATTGTCTGTTGCTGATACAGGGCAAGCCAGCTTACTTCATCCATTATTTCCCTCTGCTGCCGATAGAACGCGGTGGTAAAGCCCACACTGTTTTCGTAGTCAAAGTTGGATTCATCGTTGGCATCCAGGGCGGGAAACCGCAGGAACCGTGCGCGTGGGTTGTCCTCATTCATCTGCTCCAAGCGGCCTATGGGATCATGCACAGACCACCGGGTAGCAATGATGAGCGTCTTGCAGTTACCAATGCGCCGTTGCAGGAGGTCAACGGTGAATTGCTCCCACAGCTTGTCCAGACGCTCACGCGACAGGGCTTGCTCGATGCCGGATACAAGGTCATCGACATAAAGAAGCTGCTCACAGCGCACTTTACCCGCGTTATTACTTCCCACGCTGGAAAATTCAAGCGTCTGGAAACGCTTTGGCTCATGCAGGTCTATCCGCATATCCTTGGCGTTGGTATCCACGATCCGCACACCGGGAAACACATCCTGCCAGAGGTATTCGCCCCCGGATTCCATGATGCGGAGACATTCATCGTAGACCCCGCGCAGGAAAGACTGCGAGTGTGAGCCGCCAAGGATGGGCTTGTCCGGGTTCTTCCCTGCAAGCCAGCAGAGAAAGAAGATGGCAATGGTGGTCTTTCCGATGCCGGGTGGCGTGGACAACCCCAGAATATCCAACTCATCGTCAGCAAGGCGTTGAAGCTGGTCTACAATTTTCTTTAACTGCTTGCGCCGTGGCTCATAAAACCGCTTCTCTTTCGGCCTGTTCCACTCGATGTAGCGGCAGAACGCATCAAAGTCCCACGGCGCATCAAATAGCAGAGTGCGCTTGTTTAGGTCGAGCATCCCCGCGCCCCCGCCATGAAGCACGGCCTTTGCCGACAGCTGCCGGATGGTCTTCACAACCTCATGGGCTTCGCGGAACCGGTCTTTGTTGTAGATCAGCTGCCCGTCCACTTCCATGCTACCGTCCAACTCCAAGCACCGCACCATGTCAAACGCATCCCGGAGTGCGCCATAGTCCCCCGCGCTCCCTCGCTCAATCATTCCAAGAGCCGCCTGTTTGTAATCCATCGCATCTTTCTCCCATCACATCAATAGGTCTTTTGGCGCATTATACCACAATATCTTGCGTTCGGCAAACCCCCCGCGCCCCCATATCTTGTGTGCGGAAAGAAAAGGTCTGGGAGGGGTGAACAGAACACGCATATTTTTGTGTTCGCCAAAAAATCTTGCATTTTCAATGGGTTGCGGGTTTGGCGAACACAAGCAACGCTGTTTTCTTATAATTACCCAATATTATATTGGTGTACACCAATATTATTTTTTGCTTTATATAGTATTTTACTGTTCACTCTGTTCACCTTTTTAAAAAATGTAGTGTTTTCAATGGGTTGAGGGGTGAACACAAGGGTGAACACAGGGTGAACAGAGGCGAACACAAGGCCACGAAACGGTAAAAACAAGTCTATTTTGACCATTTTTGCCCCTTTCGACTACACCATTATTGGAGAAAAGTGAACCATTTTTGGTGTATTTTACATTGACTTTGGTGTAGTTTTGCATTATAATTGGTGTAGTTTCAAGGAAAAATGGTGTACATCAAAAATGGAGGGCTTATCTATGGGTCTTGAATACAAATACGACATCCTTGAAAAGCTCAAAGCAGCGGGGTACTCCACAGACAAGCTGCGGCAAAAGAAGTACCTTTCTGAATCCGTGATCCAACACATTAGGGCTGGTGACAGAATCTCATGGTCAAGTCTGGAGCGCATCTGCTCCCTGCTCAATTGTCAGCCGGGTGACTTCCTCGCGTACAACGGATCGCCGGTGGACAAAAACATCCGCAAGGAAAAGAGGTTTGATAACAAACGGCGGGAGTTTGAATACCTCTACTGGATCTGGAACTCCCGCTTTCGCAAACCGGGGGAGCAACTCAAAGACTTCCACCAAGAGGACTACGCCTCTTATCTCCCCGTCCCGGCAGATTGGGAAATGCCAGAGGATGTCTGATACCACACATTACTTGCCCCCCCACTTAGGGGGCTTTTTTGTTTTTTTCGGCATGAGGGGGTAACCCCGCCCCCGCCCATGTGCGCCTGTCCCCCTGGGGTATACTATCAGTTGTCACATACAGGCCACAAATTAAACAAAATACTTATTTTGCTTACTTTTTTTCAAGGAAAAAGGGGTATTTTTATCGAATAACAGTAAATTTACAAATACTCTAAGTAATACTGTATAATATGCATGGTTCTATTGGTTTATGCAATGAATTATACATGAGT